AGCCAAAGCACTTAACGAAAGTTTTTGGAGTGGCTACGAATACAAAAAATGGGTCAAAGCTAATGGCAAAATCAAGTACCCTAGTTGGATCAAAGAACAAATGAAAGAAATTATCGAAGGTGGTTTCATGGATCCAGTCTACGATGCTGAACACAACTACATTTATTTGTGGTGGAACAGTCTAACTGACGATCAAAAGTTTAACAGTGATAAAAGAAAGAAAGCACTTGGTGATGTGGCTGCGAAATTGATCAATGATCACTACAACGATATTACAGGATACACTGCATTCTTTTTTGAGGGCGCTGCAATTGCTTTAGACCTTTCTAAGCAAGTTGAAGATAAGCTTGCAAACGGTGAAGCAGTTGAACCTGCATACTATTTGGCTAAAGAATATTTTAAGAATATTGGTAAAGATTACAATAGATCTAGAGTCTTTAACGCAGCTCACGAAAAGCTAGCAGAGTGGATGAAACTAAAGGGTGTAGAAACACTCTAAAAAAGAAGGATATATAATCTAAATATAAAATAATACAATAGTATCATGGCAAGAAAAATATTATCTTTTGAGGAGTATTCAGCTCAGGTTAAAGGTCCTCAAGTAGAAGAAACAGAAATGGAAGACGTTGCTGCGGCAGACGTTGAAGAAACTGAAGACGAGACTGAAGAGGAAGAAAGAGAAGAAGAAGTCGTTTTAGCTGAAGAACCAGAAGAGTCAGACGACGATGACGATGACGATGATGACGACGATGATGACGATGAAGACGACGATGATGACGAGTCTGAAGAGTTAGAAGAGTCAGAAGACATGGAAGAGCCTAAAACAGTATCTGAAATGATGGCTGAAGCTTACGAAGCTGCGTGTTCAGAAGCACAAGCTTACGAAAGCGACGATTATGAAGATCACACTGTAGAAGGTTACATGAAAGAGAACGCAGCATTGGCAGCATCATTGGCGGCTAAAGCAATGGAAGAGGCTTACGAAGCAGTAAAAGAAGGTGAAATGACTGTTGAAATGTACGAAGCCAACTGTAACTCTATGAAAGAAGCATACGCAAAAAAAATCGACGAGCTTAAAGAAGGTTGGTCAAAATAATACAGATATGAAACACGTAAAACTATATGAAGAGTTCATCAATGAAGGCCTAAAAGCAGGTAGAGATGAGCCAATCGCAAAGGCTATTATTGCATATTTTTATGCAGTAGAAGGCGGAGATCACGCAGACGAACTTATGTCAATGGGTCTAAATCCTCTTAGAAGTGATTCAAATCCACAACAACAAGAATATCTTTCAGGTTGGGGTAAAGACGCAATTAGAGCACTTTCAGGTGCTAGAAGAATTCCTAGTAAATTTATGACTGGTACTGCAATTACTTTAGCAGCAGATAATGGTAAGTCATACTACTTTGACGGTGGTGATTTAGTAGAAGATAGTAAAACTATTATTCCAAATGCATTAAAATTAACGTGGACTCAACTTATTGATGAGTTAATTAGCATGAATATTATTGAGGCACCAACTTACGGTTAATCTGTCTACAATAAACTTTTTAAAAGGTCTATGTATAATACATGGACCTTTTTTATTTAAAGAGATATATGCCAAGAATACCAGTAGAAATTATTTATATGCAAATCGCATATCAAACGGCTAAACTTAGTTACGCTAAAAGACGTAGAGTTGGTTGTGTTATTGATAAAGATGAACAAATCGTTTCATTTGGTTACAATGGTACACCACACGGTTTTGATAATGATTGCGAAGAGAATCAAATTAGGTATTACGACAATCCTGACCACGCCATGACATTAATGGACAAGGGCTATAAATGTGAGGATGGATGTTGTAGTAAAGTAGTGACTAAGCAAGAAGTTTTACACGCTGAATCAAATGCTATCACTAAATTAGCCAAGTCTACTTTAACATCAGATGGTGCAGATCTATATACAACGACTGCACCTTGTTTTGATTGTGCTAAGCTAATTATTCAGGCAGGTATTAGTCGAGTTTATTACTCTGAAGACTATCGTGATATGAGCGGTGTTGAACTATTAGAAAAGGCTGGAATCGAAGTAAATGAAGTTATCTGTTGGAACGATCTATAAACACAATTATCGAAACAGCTCTTCAGAAGGGCGTATTTGGCCAGGACTTTCAATTTAGAAAGAACCAAAGAGAAATTATTACAAAAATATGCGAAGCTTATCTAGAAGATCCAAACTCAACAGTCGTCATCGATGCACCGACGGGCTCAGGCAAATCGCTTATCGCAATGTGGGCTTCATACGTGCTCAAAGAGTTGGGCAACCGAGGCTATCTTATCACAAGCGATCTTTCATTACAAGATCAATACGAGTCGGACTTCATGAGGCTCAAGTTGAACTGGCCTTCAATTCGAGGTGTTGATAATTATGAGTGCTCTGTAAACGGGCTACCATTTTCCCTTGGTGATTGTAAACTCAAAGGCATGGGTTATGATCAAGCTGAAAAGCTTCCATGTTATAATTCATGTGAGTACTTACAAAATCGTAGACGAGCGATTGAGCAACCTGTCGCACTGCTTAACTACTCATTTTGGTTGATTCAACGTAACTATGTTGAGGCTAAAATGATTCAAGAGGAGCGAACAGTTCCTTTTGAAAAAAGAGACTTTGTCTTTTTTGACGAGGCTCATAAGGTAGATGAGATAGTACAGAGTCACTTCAGTCCTAGAATTGAACCCGCGATCGTGGATCGTATGTTAGAAGTTGGACGCTTTGCATCACGTCAAGGTTTCGCTGAATCATCATGGACTCGAGGGCGCTTAGAGAGTATGGTTCGCTCTATGATGCATGGTGATAAAAATGAAGTCTTTACTGCGATGCAAGAATTTGAAAGAGTTTTACACTCTTTTGGACAAATGAGAAAAGAGGGTAACAAAGAGGCTAAGAAGCGTTACAGAGATCGGACAATTCCAAGAGATTGGCAAAAAGCATTTGGTAACTTTGATCGCTTTAAAGATGTACACTGTAAATTTGAGGATTACATAGATCTAATCAAGCAAGTCGGCGTTAGCAAAATGGTTCTTGATCAGAGACCAGAAGAGTCGACCTTTAAGTGTGTTGAAGAAGCACTTATGGTCAACAAATACTTACATGAAAAATCAGGCTTTAAAGTCTTTATGAGTGCCACCATTGGAGATCCTCGTTCTTTTGCTAGAATTATGGGTATTAAAGGTGCAAAGTTTATCCGGGTTGATAACGCGTTTAACTACGACAAATCACCTGTGGTTTTTATAAATAGACATAAACTAACTTATCGTGAAAAAGAAAAGAATCTTCCATACGTTGTCGCTATCTTGGACCAGATTATTGACAAACATAAAGGACAAAGAGGTATTGTACATACTGGCTCTTATGAGTTTACTAATTTTATTAAGAGTAATAGCAAACACACGTTTAGGTTTATAGACTATGAAAACTCTAAAGAAAAAGCCGACATGCTTGAGCTTTTTAAGAAGAGTAATGATGGTGTTTTAATGGGTCCTTCATTGTTAGAAGGGCTTGACTTAAAGGATGAGACTAGTCGTTTTCAAATCTTCTTTAAGGTACCATATCCAAGTTTGGGCGATCCATTGATCAAAGCAAAATTAAACATATCAAATGAGTGGTATGATTGGAAAACAGGTATTAGCATTATGCAAGGTGTTGGAAGATCTGTTAGAAGTGAAGATGATTGGGCGATTACATATGTCCTGGATGCTAGCTTTAGGAACCTGATAAATAAAGAGGGGTTCTTTCCACCTTCATTTATGGAAAGACTTAAGACTATAAAATAATGGCATATACATCAATCGTAATCGACAATTTTTATTCTAATCCTGATGAGGTTAGAGAGTTTGCATTAAAGCAAGAATTTAATGTGACAGGTAATTTCCCAGGTGCTCGTACTGCACCGTTCTTAAATGATAGCATTAAGGCACATATTGAAAAACACATTGTACCTCTTCACGGTGAAATTACATGGCTTAACACCGAATATACTGGAGCATATCAATATGCAACACAATATGATCGTAGTTGGATTCATGCAGATCAACACAATAAATGGGCTGGCGTTTTATACTTAACTCCAAATGCGCCGCTTAGTGGTGGCACAGGACTTTTTAAACATAAAGCAACTGGTGCATATAAAATGCCGAGGCTAGATGATGGTTCAGTGAACCAAGAACTAGTCGACGTAATCTACCAAGATTCACAAGATATGACAAAGTGGGAAATGACTGACTTTATAGGTAACGTATATAATCGTTTGGTCATCTATCAAGGTGATCTTTTTCACACATCACTTGATTATTTTGGTACTGATATGTATAACGGTAGACTATTTCAAACTTTTTTCTTTGACACTAAAAACTAATATATGGGATTTAACAAGATGTACCTTCCAGAGGTAAACGAACTAAAAGAGTATTTAACGACACATGGCAATCAGGCTTTCTTGAAAAGATGGGTAGAAACTTATCAGCGTAGAGATGCAGTGATTGGCCCAAGTGAGTCAATTGAATTTATTAAACAATTTATAAATCAGACATATAATGTTAGTAGATCTGATAATGTGGACGTTTCAGGCTCTACAAAAGCGTAAAACAAAAAATAATATGAGCACACAACAGCAAGACACAACTCAAGCTGAGGTTTTCTATGTTTGGGGTAAATCAGAACGCGCAGGTGACATAGTTCAAGAAGACACTACGAAACCTGATTCAAAATGGATGAACTTCACGGATGGTACTAGGTGTAATAGAGAATTAGTTGACGAGTACCTTCTAAAAACTTCAAGTGAACAAGAGGCTAAAAACCTAGCCATCTCTTTTAATCCAACTGCGAACATAAATGTCAATCGATCAGCTAACGTTGAGGTTAAAACTACACCTGCACCAAAACCTGAAGTTAAAGAAGAGGTTAATGTGATGATGGAGATGCTTAGAAAAATGAGCGCGAAAAATCAAGCAGAAATGCCAGTTAAAGTTAATATTCCATCAAAGCAGGTTTATGATCTACTAAAAGATCAAATGGATATTACAAAAAAGGACCTTAATGAGCAGATTGGCCTGCTTGTAGAGAGTCAGATAGATAATTTAAGAGATCAATTAAAAGAACAGATCGAGTCATACATTAAATCTTATTATAATGGAACAACAGCAACAACAATCGACGCCTAATCGTCGTCAACGTCGTGCAATGATGAAGGCACAAGGAATTCTCAAAGCACTAAGTAAAATGCCATATTTTGGTGAAGTTAGATCTAAAGTACGTCAAGAAAATATTGCGTATGGCAAAAAGATTCACGCTGAAAATACAAAGCGTAATGAAGAATTAAATGCTGCTAGATTAGAAGCAATTCTTGATGGTTTAAAAGCACAGTGGACTGAACAAGGCTACAATAAAGAAGAAATGGCGAAGCTTGAAGAAGCATGGGCTTGTAGAGCTATTAAAGATAAGGAAACTTATCGTGAAGATAAAAAACGTGCTAAGCAACTATTGGCAGAGGTAAAAGCTTCAAGAGAAGCTAGAAACAAATAATTATTTAGAATGATTACAGTTAGCATTGAACCGGCTGATAACGGTGTTATCAAATTTCTGTTCGACGATAATGTCAACGGTGGTGGAGAAGAGTATACTTCTAGAATTGTCTATGAGTTTGAAGGTAAAAATGCTAGATTCAATCAGGCTAAATTTTTAACAGACTTAATTCTGGATCTAGGTATTGCTACAGGTAATGACCTAGATTCAGATAAGTTGGTGATTAAAACAGAGTGGGGTAACAAATATGTACCTACTCAAACAGAATTAAAGAATAGGATCCAGCAATTAGAGAAATCTATCGAGACGCTGAGATCAATGGTTAAGGAATGACATTAAAAGTTGAAGGCGTATGGTGTAAAACTCGAACTGAATTTGACAAGATGTCAAAATCAAAAGACTACGACCTGTCCGTATCTTATTTCGATATTTACAATCGTTTAATTAAAAGCGATCCATATAGCTCTGAGCCTTCATCTATTATTGTAGCACTCTATATTCGTAAAATGCTACAAAAACTTTTTAACGATTTAATAGAACAGGATGAAATTAACATAGTCTATATGTTTAAAGATCTTGACGCAAAAACAGTTGCAGGGTTTAAAGACTTTATGCAAGATTTAGCAATTGATCGTGAAGTTAATTTTGATCTAATTATCGTTAATCGTTGTGACTATCCTAAGCGTGGCGTTTTAAGTAAGTTTGATAACGTCAAATTTATAGACAATGATTAAGCATAGATTATTTGCCAAGGGTGAACAAATTCAGGCTCTAATCTCTACTACGCAACAACCTAATCTTCTTATACCAGTTAGAGCCACCATTTACGACGTCAAATTCGACGATGTAAATCCTCAGTATCAAATTAGAATTAAGAAATTCTACGACAACGCATACTTCTTAAAAAAGAATCTATTTGGTGGTAGGTTTATTAAAAACTTTGAGGGTAAAGACACTAAAATTAATCTTAAAAGGACTAACTATAATACCGTTAAAGATATTGAAGACAATATATTTAACGGAGAGAAATGGAAGAACTATCTAATCACAGTTGACTCAGTATTCTGTACAAAGACGCGAGAAGAACAGATCCAACTGTTTAATAATATCCAAACATTTCAAATAGAGATGTGCTTAAAAGAGCTCTATGAGCTTAGTAACAGATCTACATATTCAGGTGAATTTAGATTTGATGCCAAGGGTGAATATGTCGCAGCCCTTAAAAAATTCTTAGGTGACAGATTTCCAAAACAAAAAGATTGGGCTGACGAACTTCTCTATAGACCAGAATCTGGTGAGATGGACGATGTAGAATGGGTTTGATATATAGATAAAGGTCAAATTATATTAAGTTATTATATTGGCCGCGATATATATTAAAAATAAGGTTTTACATGGCTCTAATATTCGTATCTAATATAGATGAAATCTATTACAAAGTTAAGTCAGCTGACGATCCTGACACTGAGTTCGATCTCCGCCACTCTGGTACGAACAAACAAGAAGATGGTACTTGGGAAAATGGCGGTGAGCAAATTATATTTTACACACCTCCAACTCCACCAGAAGAAGCTGCACAACCAGTTGCTCAAGGTAATACTACTTTTGACCCTAACGACCCAGAAGCAAGTAGAGCTAGCAGGTATGGTAATGTAGAGCTAGATGCTAGATCATATACAGTCGGCAAAGAAGTTAGCGGTGAAGGTGGTACTAAGACTGAAAAGTCTGGTCAAACAATTCCAGGTGGCCAAGGTGTAAGATCTCTATTTAACCACTGGGCTTTGCACAAATATAAAAACCATGTGATGGGCAGCTTTGATGATACAGGTTCTCAAGTTGATAATTACAATAAAGCTGTTTATTATTACCATGAAGCCGATGCTCCAGATCCAACAGCTAGAAACATTATTCAAGATTCTATAAACGAAAAAAGTTTAGGTTATACTTACACTGAAACCGATTTTTTACAATGTGAACATTACGGTAAAATCTCTAATGATTATATGATTACTCTTAGAAGGTTTGCATATCCAGTGGGTGATGACTTAAAAAATATGTTAACACCTGGTAATGATGGTAAACTTATAGATGGTTCACAACCTGATTTGGCCAGAGCTATTACCTGGATGTCACCTAAATTAGGTAACGACATGAAAGAGGTTCTTAAGTTTGGTACTAAGTTTAGTTGGAAAGAAGTTGAATCAGAATTACAGAAAGTAACTTCATCAAGCACAAATAACAACAAGGTGGGTTCAATGATTGACGGTAGCCCATTGGCCAGCGCAATTAACGCGGGTGTAAATGGTTATAGTGCCGATCAAGCTGCTAGAATTAAAGAAAAGGGTGCAGGTTGGGATCCAACTACTGAAACATATCCTAACAAAGTCTATGGACCTCTTAATGTTATTAAAAAAGTTTTAACTAGAGAGCAAGGTCTAGAATTTAATCAAGAGTTTACGCTCAAGTTTCATTATGACCTTAAAGGTCTTCCTAATACAAGTCCGAAGGTGGCATTTATGGATACACTTTCAAATGTTTTAGCCTTAACTTATAATAACGCACCATTTTGGGGAGGAGCTACTAGATACTTAGGTAATGGTTCAACTGTACCGCCATTTGGTGATTTTCAAAAACTAAAAAGTGGTGACTATGAAGGCTTCTTAACTTCTATTGGTGATCAACTTAAAGGAGCTGCTTCGGCCTTTGCTGATGCCGGCGCCGCAATTAAAAACGCTATTGCTGGTGGTGATCTAAATGCACTTGGTGATTCTAAGATTATGGACAACCTTATTGGCGGTGGTCTAATGAAAATGTTTAACTCACCACAAGGTGCAGCGGTAGCAGCCTCATTTATTTCAGGTGATCCTACTGGTATGTGGCACGTAACAATTGGTAATCCAATGAATCCTATGATGGTAGTTGGTAACTTAGCCTTAGAGTCAAGTAATGTTGAGTTTGAGGGGCCATTAGGTTATGAAGGTTTCCCATCTAAAATGATTTTAACAGTAACCTTAAAACCAGCTAGACCAAGAGATAAAGGCGAAATTGAAAGTATGTTCAATGCCGGTAGAGGCCGCATGTATTTACAACCTGAAGTTGAAGGCGCTGTTGATCTAGATAAAATGGTTAACTTATCAGCTTATGGTGGTAAAGATAAAACAAACAAACACTTTACGAGTGCGTTTGCTAAGCGTATCTCAGATATGAATGCAGGTTAATCGCTATGAATCTAAAATCTCTATATAACAAAACTAAGGATACAGTTAAGCTAGTCTTAACTCAACCTACTATGATTTTTAGAAACATAGTAGGAGCCGAAATTGTGGCTGAACATATTGTTAGAGATGATGATATTGTTAGACCAGATCGCATAGCATTGCTTTATTATGGTGATCATAGTAAGCTTGATATGATCTTAAAATTTAATAATATTTCTGATCCTTTTAGTTTGATGCCAGGTGAAACAATTTTTGTTCCCTCACCAACAACGGCATATTATAAACTTGAAAGACCAGGTGCTTATGAAGAAAATATTGTTAAACAACAGTTTATTGACACTAAGCGATTAAGTAAGAAAGATCAAAAAAGAGTTGAAGCTCGTAAAAAGAAATACAATAAAGAGACCTTATTACCACCTAACGTAATTCCGGTTGGCAAAAAGAACTATGAATTCGATGGTTCTGAAGTTAGAATGGGCGCTCAAGTACAAACCGATGCTGTAGTAGAATCTATCACAGCTGAGTTAATTGCAGCAGCAAATGCTGAAGGCATTGAAGTAGTAACTGAAACTACCATTGTAGATATACCTGCGGGTGGTACTGGAATTACATCTGGAAGTGGTTCTGGCTCTGGCTCAGGTGCAGGTTTAACAGGCACACAACTTGATAAACTACTTAATGAAAATTCAGGAGTACAAGGTGCTTCAAGTGGTAATGGTGCAGGCGGTGCTGGCAAAACTGACACAGCCGATGAGGTTGGCGGAAATAAAGGTGATGGCACTTCTCCAGCAGGTAGTAATAATACTTCAGGAAGTTCAGATTCGTCTGATAGCCCTTGTAATAAATAATAATAGATGGATTTAGATCACAATATTTTAGCGGTCGTAGAACCGGCTTTGATGCCTACTGAGATTAAGATTTATGCTGCCGGTGAAGAAGAAGGTGGTGATAAAATCACTAAGCAGATGGGTAATATCGAGCCATTTATTAAGGTTAATAAATATGTGTTCGGTAGAAATCAAGTTAGGTCAGTAGATCTAACACTAAGTGGTGTGGTGCCAAGGTGTGTAGTAGAAGTTGAAGATACTAAAAGCGGTTTTGAAGTTGATTCATATCCTCGAGACGGCGATGTATTTACACTCTTAATTAACTCTAAAAATCAAGAGACGTTTAAGTCTATTCATATGGACTTTAGTATCACTAATATTATTGCTAGCAAGGGCGTTGAAGGTGCTCCAGCACTAATCACAATGGAAGGTATTGCAAAGATCCCTAAACTATTTGGTGAAAACTGTCAAAAGCTTGACAACGCAGGTTCTCTAGATCACATGGAAATGGTAGCGCGTGAACTAAAATTAGGTTTAGCCACTAACATCGATGAAACAGATGACACTATGGCTAGAATTCAGGCTTATGAAACTTATTTAGAGTTTATTAAGTCTATTGCTGAAGATTCATATATTAGCGACGATGCTTTTCAAAAGTATTACATTGATCAATACTATTACTTAAATTATGTAGAGGTAAATAGAATCTTTAACTCAAGCAACCCATCAATTGAAGAACTGCAACAGAGTTTAGCTTCATCATCACAATCATACGGTGAACGAGGTAATGCAGATGGACCAGATCCTGATAATGCAGAAATGCCACTTTTATTAACAAATTTCTTAGAAGTAAAAGGGCTAAACATTTATGTAGAAGAAGTTGAAATTATTAACAATTCTAATAAAATTAGTTTAAAGGCTGGTAATAAGAGAAACGTTATGATTTATGATGATAACGGTGAAGATAGCGAGCGCTTACAACAATTCGACATTGAACCATTAAGCTCAACTAATCTAAGAGATATTGAAGAACCTCTAAAAGGTAAAAGAGATGAAGAAGACTATCAAGACAATGTAAAATATAAGTACATTGGTCGTCAAGATACTGGTGAAGATGGTTTAGGTAATGTACACTCAAGCTCAGTCTTTGCTAAATTGCACAATAAGCAAAATGAAATGGAGACACAAAAGATGAAAGTCAAAGTGACTCTAAATAGTTTTAATCCAGCACTCTACAAATATCAAAAGATTCCGTTATTAATGTACCACTATGATGGTCAAAAAATAGGGCATGCAACATTGACTAAAATGGAGCATGAAGAAGCAGGTTTTAACGAGCAAAGTTTAGGCTTAAAAAGTGAAGACACTGGAGAAGGTTTACCGAGTCAAATGATGGATAGATTTTTAACAGGCTTTTATATTATTGAAAATATTGATATTACATACGACTCGTTAGTTGGTCTAACACAAGAAGTTACACTAATTAGAAGAGAATGGCCAACTAAGATGGCAGATCTTAGGACGCCTGAATAATTAGAATATATAGTAAATGCAAGAGGACTTTAGCAAACATAGAAATGAATTTAGAAAAGGCTCTCAATTGCGTAAGTTCAATGAAGATCCTACGTACTTGAGCTGGTTTTTTATGTTCGATTATATTTCGCACGAGTCGCCCTTGTTTAACGGTGCAGCGAATCAATATTTAGAGAATGTCGTTGGCGGAGAATATGGTAAATCTCTTTCAAATAGACTAAGTTCTTTTATTAAACTCTTTCAAAGAATTAATAAAGAAATGCCATGGTTTTGGCAAACGTTAGGCGGCGTTGAAGTTGCGATGCAGTACCAAAATTTAGAAGAGCCTTTTTGGGGAGCTAATAAGCCTAAATTAGAAATCGAGTGTCTTGAAGAAAACGTAGACTTAACCGCTATTGCATTAATGGATCTTTATAAAAGAGCTATTTTTGATTTTAATAGATGGGTAGAAATTGTCCCTAAAAATTTACGTCATTTTAGAATGTATGTGATTGTTTCTGAGATTAGACAATTTCAACAGGATATTGCTGCCAGAAACACAGATTCTAGAGGTCGCATTGGTGATCATAATCCAAAAGGACAAAGCAGTTATGCTTCTCCAGATGATACACCACTTAATACTGAAATGGGTCTAGCGGCTAAGCCATTTGTTAGATTACAATTTGATTTTTGTGAATTTAGTATTGATGATATTAGTGCTATGTTCGCAGATCTTGGCAAAAATCCTGAACTTAAAAAACCTAAAATTGGTATATTTTGGGAATCAGTTAAGCAATTTGATCAAAGCTTTAATATTTCAGAAGATGAAGCAACAGAAGGCTTAGCGGTACCTGGCAAGATTCCAGATTATCAGACTGGGCCATTTGATCCTAAGCAAGCCGTACAAGATATTGCTAACAAAAAAGCACAAGAAGTTAAAGACGCGTTTGATGCTAAAAAGAAGAGTATTCAAAATGCACTTAACCCCGAATCTAATAGTGAAATCGGTAATGTCTTCGGCGGACCTGGACTTTTTGGAGGTGCAGCATCAACGTTTGTTGGTGGTTTAGCTGATTCAGTTGCAGGTAGACTACTATTAGGTAATGTTCATGGATTGGGCGGTATAGGTTCTATTCAAGATGCAATTCAAGCTGGTAGTATTAACGCCGTGGCTAATTTAGCCGGCCAACTATTTGGTCAAAGAAGTAGACCGGGTTCAGGTGACTTAAGCCCTGGTAACATTTATCCTAAAGACAACTTTGCACTTGACTCATCACCAGATGGTAATATTACACCTAAAAAAGTATATGATCCGATCGCTCCAGATAGAGACGATCCAATAAACGATAACGTACATGAATGATAAAGAACTTTACAAAGACAATCTTAGAGAGACGCATTGGCTTGGTGAGGTCGTTATCAACGAAGATCCACTATTAAAAGGTCGATGTAGAGTCAAAGTATTCGGTAAATTTGACCTTTTGCCAGATGATGCAATTCCATGGGCCACTCCAATGAATCGCGATCAAGTCGGTGCACATGCAGTGCCAAGAGTTGGTGATATTGTAGCAGTACGCTTTGATAATGGTAACATCTATCACCCTGAATATTGGTTTCAAGTTGATCAAAACAAAGACTTAAAGACAGACATTCTCGAAGCTTCTGATAAGCCACATGATGTGATAAGCTTAGTATATGATGCTGAAAGAAATCTTCGCATCTATCACTCGCCAGAAGACGGTTTAGTGATTACTCGAGGCAGTGGTGCTAAAGAGCGTCCAATGATTCAAATTGACGAAGAAGGTTTTATTAAGATAAGCACCGATGCTAAGATGTTCTTAGACTCGGGTGATATATTTGTCTCAAATACTGGTGAAAGTGGTGCAGATGAAACTGAACCGGCCGTTAGAGGTCAGTCTTTACAAGATTGGTTGCAGGCTTTATTAGATGATTATGTTGCACATATTCACCCAACCGGCGTTGGACCTTCTGGTCCTCCGATGCCACCTACAACAACAACTGTTGGCAGGTTATCAAGTACACATATTAACTATCAACAAAAGAGTAAGTAATCATGCCCGTAATTTGGCCAACATTTATATCAGCGGCAGCAAGTACTATCTCTAGTCAACAATTTACAAAACCAGGAGGACTTGCTACACAATCATATGAAGTGCCTAAGGTTGGATCTGATCAAGTTGAAGTTTTTCCACCGAGTAAAGCACTTGCAGAATCAGTAAAGCCTGGCAATCCAGTAAATGCTAATTTAGCAACAAATCCTGCTGATTTTACTAATATTGCAAGTACTAATCTATTAAGCGGTAGATATGATTTTGGTGTAGCGATAGCACAAGACTATCTTAATGCAGTTAAAAATGCAGCTCAAACTCCAGTTGGTGCTTTTCACATTAATAATCCAGCAGCCGAAGAGTTTTTAAAAAACGGGTATGGCCTAGTATTTGAGAGAATGTTAAAAGAGGGTGATTTACCCTTAATGGATCAAAAAGATGCAGATGGTAATATTATTTCAATGGGTAAAGAGTCACACCCAGACTATGCGGATTTACTTTGTCCAGAGCCAGTCGAACCGCCAGATCCAGTAGAAGAAGAAAAGAAAAGAATTAAGAAGTTTAATAAATTTATTGAAGATCATAAAAACGATCCTAAATATGGTTTACTTAAGTTTAAGTTTTTTGAGTTTCATTGTTTAGATGGTAACGAATCAAATGATGATATTATAGCTATATTTGCAAATAGAATTCTACAGAAATTTGATACTATAAGTAATAAAGATAATCAATTTAAGTATCTTAGATGGGCCACTAGTTTGGGTAAACAAAACTATAAAGATTTAACAATATATGATATTGCTGGTGCAAATTCTAGTTGGAAACAAAGATTTCCATATCCTAATGTTAGAAGCGGCGTTAGAAACGATATTCAAAACGCAGGATACGATTGGAAAATTATAGTAGACGGTGTTTCTAGGGTAGTTAAAGAGGCTATGGACACCGTTTTTCCAGCATATAAAGTTGTAGAAAAAGATTGGCAGGGTGATATTATTAAAACATATGTTGAACTAGATTTATATAAAAGAGTGTCCAGAGGTAGAAAGGCGGCAACGCCGATGCCACAACCGAGTTCTAGTGAACTAAGTTCTAGTGAAGAAGAATTGTGTCCATTAGATCCATATAAAATACAGGTTTCTTATAATAGAGAAAGTGGTACATATGAGTCTATCGGTGACGACGGTCAACCTAAAACAAAAATAGTTGAAAGTAAAAGACCTAAAATATTAACTGATAATGTAGTAACATTTTTTACATATGATGGAGATGCTCAAAAAACGTTTTACACATATGCTAATAATATTGTTGAAGACGGAGAAGAAACTAATGTAATTATTGATAATTATAAAATTATATGGTGGGATAAAGACTCTTCTTATGTTGATCTTAAGTATGTAAAAAATGAATATGAAAATAAATGGTCTAAAATACCACCAGCCATAAGTAGTATTAGTCCAGATGCTTCTGATCCTGAGGCGGCTTTAAATCAATTTTTAGCAATAGATCCAAAAACAGGTGGAACACTTTTTAAGTTTCAATATTATCAAGCAGAAAAGGCAAAGCAAGAAGCTGAAGAATGTGATGCGAATGAACCTGAAAACGATATACCATATAGTTGGCCAGGTGGAGATCCATATGAAGAATTAGCACAAATAACTATCACATATTGGTATTTGTGTATTGTAAAACCATTTCAACCCGTTACTTCAATGCCACCTGCATTAATTCCCCCACCTCTAACTGGTATTTATATACCGATTTATTATGGTGGTAAAAAACGATTAGCTAATAACTTAAGAAGGGCTTGGAATACTGGTAAAACATTTAGTCAATTGCCAGCACCTCAACCGCCGGCATTTGCAGTGGCAACAGCCCTGTCTTTTGCGTATGCAATGCACTTATTAGAGTTTAAATTAATCTATTTAGGGGGTATCCCAACACCAGTTGGCCCAGTGCCTATGGTCGGTTTTGTACCTGTCGTGTTCTAAAAAGTGAAGAGATATATATTATGTTACACCTTTAATATAAAAAATAATGACTGAAAAAAAGAAAAGAGCTAGAATCGGAGATGCTACAGCCGAAACTAAAGAACTCAACATCAAGGTAGAAGAAAGAGTAGCTGAAAATATCGATAACATTGATCAACTTAAAAACGAAGAAGATCAATCTACAACAGATTCAGAATTTTACGACGCAGATGGCAACTTTATGTGGGAAGCATATGAAGCAACTTGCCCATCTCACACTAGAAACCCAAATCCGCACATTCGTACTAGAAAGGGCGATAAAGTCTATTCTAGAGAATCTTATGCCCAAGAACTTTATGATATTTACAGTAATGTAGATAACTATGACAATATCAAAACTAAGGTATTGCCAGGTGAAATTCACGAAGGAACTATTTTTGGTATCAGCACGGAATGGATCAGCGTTGACATTGGTTACAGAGAACTTGTTTACGTTAAGTATAACAAAGAAACACCAGAAGTACAGCAAATGTCTGTTGGTGAAGAGACAGCTGTCTTAATTACTAACGTACAACCAGGTGAACACATTAGTGGATCTATTAGTGGTGGCGTTAAGCAAAAGGTATTTATGGATCTTAGAGACGGTGTTGAATCAGGCGATACAGCTTGGGTCGGTCGAGTTTCTCATATGATCGAAAATGGTGGTTACATTGTTAGAATTCAAGGTATTGATTGCTTTATGCCAGGTTCATTGGCTGGAATCAATAAATTACACGACTTCTCGTCTATTGTTGACACTGAGATGTATGTTGTTCCTGTTAGTTTCTCACCAGAAAGAGGTACATTAGTAGTTTCACATAGAAAATACTTACAAGCCTTAATTCCAGATGCGATTGAAGATCTTAAACAGAATATCGAAAACGAGCAAGTTGGTAATGTAACAGGAACTGCCAAATATGGTGTCTTTGTTGAATTTAACAAGTGTTTGACTGGTATGATTCACTCTAATGACTTAGATCAAGAAACGATGGCTAAGTTTAAGGCTAGAGAAATTAAACCTGGAGATGAAATTAGATTTAAAGTTAAGGACATTGTTAGTCATAAAAAGATTACGTTAACTCAAAAGACTGAAGTTGCACATAATCCTTGGATGAACATTAATTCTCGTTATCAAATACCTTCAGTTGTAACAGCCAAAGTTAAGACTAAAAAAGATTATGGCCTGTTCATTACGATTGAAGAAGGCGTAACAGGTTTACTTCATGTGAGTGAATTAGGAGAAGACACAATGTCTGTATTTAGGCCAGGAGACGACATCACGGTACAAATTACTAGAATTGACGAAGATGCGATGAAGGTATTTCTTAAAATGCCTGAGTAACTCGAACGAGAGTGTGATATATAATCCAAACGGTAATATCATACTCTTAGATGCAAAAGCTAAATAAAAATTCTACTAGGGAACAACTCTTGAACTCTGCGCTCGTGGGCGTGGAGTTCGAGTTTTATTCCAACCTAGAGTTAGAAGAGACCAAAAAGTCATTATCTGAACTTTTAGGAAGAAAGATTCAACTAGAGGATAAAGCTCATTCAGACTTTCAACCTGATGATAAAGTCTTTAAATTGGAACCTGATATGTCAGGTGGTAAAGGGCTTATCGAGCTGGTTACTGGTGCAATGCCTTATAGAAATACCAGGATTGTCATCATTAAGATGCTTAATTGGATCAAAGAGAATGGCTATACAAACGATAGAGCCAGTATTCACTTAAACGTTTCATTTGATAATCAGTACTTAGAAGATCCTACGATGATTTCTAAGATGAACACTCTAAAATTTATTTTGGAATTTGATGAGGCTAGAATATACAAATTCTTCCCTAATCGTGAAAATTCTACATATGCTAAAAGTATTAAGTGGATTATGCCAAAAAGAGAGGCATACTGGTTTGACGAAGATCACATTGAACCTAATAACTTTAAATTTGCTGACACAAAATATTATGGCATTAACTTCTCTAAAAAAGAGAAGAACTATTTAGAGTTTAGATACCTAGGTGGTGAAAATTACCACGAGAAAAAAGAGGCCATTTTACACCTCTTAGATCGTTTTATTTTACAAGTTTGGAATTCATGTAATGATCCAAGATTTACACCTGAAAATAGAATAGAATTAAAAAGAATCTTAAACAAGAATTTACCACTTGTTGAGATGCTTAGAGACTATAAGAAACTTAATAAGTATTGGCCTAAGATTAATCTTTTAGTAGACCTTCAGGATAATGATCAAATTATTAAGGTACAATGGGATCGTATTAAAGAACGAGTATTAAATCTCATAGTTGACGGATCTTTAGAAGCCGGTACAATTAACTATGACTCTGATTATTCAACAATTCAGGTTAAAGATGGAGTTATGAAAACTGCATATAACATCGATGGCTTTGAATTTATAGATTGTGAAATTAGAGGTAACGTAATGAATGCTTCTATTTATGGTGGTACAGTTGAAGGCTCTATGATTGTAAGATGTAACTTGTATCAAGGTGCTGAAATAAAAGACAGTAAGGTTGAATCATGTTATGTTCATGGTAGCGTAACTGCAACCAATTGTTTTGTATTCGGTAGAGACGGAGTCTTTAGAGGCAAAATGGTTGGAGGTATTTATAGAGAAGGTTTCTTAGGCAAAGAGGCGAGAATAGATGATACTACTGAAGTGGTAGTAAGTAAAAAAATAAAATAAAAGATGAGCGAAATTAGAAGCGGTAGCGAAAATAATCTAACTACTCCTAGAGATTTTGGTGAAAACTGTTTGAATGCATTTTTAACCGAAATAGGTGATGAGATTACCGGCGCTTGTATGGTCCCTGTTAATTTACCACAAAGAGAGGTAGTTAACATTATTAAAAGAGCTAAAAAATGGTTCTATAAAAAATATGAGGATTCAGTAAAAGAAAACTATTACCATATTCCTAATAGTGTCTTTAGTAGCGAGTATTTTAAAAATAATCGTACATTAAACTTGCCAGGCCCTGGTGTTGATGGCGGCGGTGCTGTTTACTCAGTCTATGGCGTTCATGATTTGGCAAGTGGTTGGAATTCGACTGGCATGGGAATGGATATGAGATTCCAAGGTGGTGCTGATTTTGCTATTGAAAAAATGTTATTTAGAGGTATGTATGATGGTTCAGGCCCAGCTGAAGCTGCAGAAGAATTACAGTACTATGTTCTAAATGCCAGTTTAGCTGATATGTCTAGAATGATTCTTGAAAACCCTATTTCTTATCAGTATTCAAGATTGACAGGCGAGCTTAAGTTTATGGGTGATACACCTAAAGGCGATGTTATTCTAGAGGTTTATGAAACTTTACCAGACTGTGCCCTTTACGATGATGAGATTTTCTTTAGATATATTAGTGCTAAGATCAAACAGTCATTAGGGGCTAAGCTAGGTATCTTTAAGTTCGCGCTACCTGGTAATGTTGAATTTGATTACGGTGCTATCAAAGATATGGGTGATGAAGAATTAGCTGCGATTGAGGAAGAAATCAAAGGCGACGAAGGAGTCGATTGGATGTTCCACAGCTAAAAAAATCAGATACATATATAAATGGAATTTTACATTAAATACATAGGCGACCCTAACTATCAAGCCGATCAAGTTCAAAACAACGGCGAGATAGAGCAGTTAATTACTCAAATTGAGACGACACTGTTTACTAATACTGGTGACGTTTTAGGATCACCTGATTTTGGTTGTGCATTAGAAGATATGATTTATGAATTAAATCAAACTGAGTCGGCTATTAAAAATGTAATAGATTCTCAAATAAGAAGTTACTGCCCATTGGCAGGCAAATATAATGTTGTTTCTAAGGTTAGCTTTTTTAAAGGTGAAGTTAGAGACATTGCGTACATAGATATTACAATAGATAGTAAATATTTAGTACAAATAAATATTAGGTAAAATGGCTGAATTAAAATTTTTAAGCACACTTAGATCTTCTGCATCTCAAATTAGAGACGATGCTAGAACCTATATTACTAGGGTCTATAAGCGTGCAAACACACTTTTTACTGAGGCTTCTCCATTTGCTCAAATTCTTTCAGTCTTATCTGAGATAGCTGAATTGATTATGTTCTATATCGAAGATGCTACAGTTGAACAAAACATTTACACTGCTCAACAACCTGAGTCTATTTATGGACTTTCAAGATTGACTGGTCATGATGCGACTAGAGGTTTTGCGGCGACAGGTGAAATTGAATTTAGATGGAAGCCAGGTGCAGATTTTAGTAAAATCGCAGGTACTGGTTTAACTATTGACTCTAGAGCTAAACTTAAGTTTGATGCAAACGGTTTAATATACACGTTGCTTACTGATAAAGATAGATTTAGACTAGAAAAAACTAATAAATTATCAATTAAAACCGCTATTATTCAAGGTGAATTTGAGTCACAAAAGTTTACAGGTTTAGGCACTGCATTACAATCATTTAACGTACAAACTCGAGGCCTTTCTGATCACAGTAAAGTAAGTGTAAGTGTTAATGGTGAAAAGTGGACTAAACACGAATCACTTTATGATTTGCAAAGAAATGAAAAAGGCTACTTACTTAAAACGGGTATTTCTGGAGGGTTAGACATTTATTTTGGTAATGAAGCATTTGGTATGATGCCTCCAAGCGGTTCTGAGATAGAAGTTGAATATGTTAAGCATGTTGGACCAACCGGTAACTTACCTGATGGTGCAGACTTAACTGTTAAATGGGATGCTGAAGGTGAAGATTCATTGGGCGAAATGCACGATCTTAACCAATTCTTAGATGTAACCATTACGTCTTCACCAAAAATGGGCGCTGACAAAGAGTCAACTGTCTTTACTAAAGTTATGACTCCGCTTGCTAGTAAATCGTTTGTTTTAGCAACACCCGATAATTACGAATATTTCCTATCAAGATATGGTTTATTCTCATATATTGATGCATATAATACAACCGATGATCAATACCTAGATGACGATAACGTGATCTATATTTTCGCAGTGCCTGATGTTAGAAAGAAATTGGCAAGTGGTCAAGACTACTTCTCAATTCCACAGCAAGAAATGTTCTTTGATCAAAATGAGTATGACAAAATGTATCAAGTGCTTCAAGATAGCGGTCAGCAAATGGTAACTACTGAAGTTGTCTTTGTTAAACCTCAAATTAGAAAGTACAGTATGGATGTAAATATTAGATACTTTGAGGGTTTCACTAAAGAAGAACTTGCGACTGAAATCAGAGAACGTATCAGTACATATTTATTAAATATTACTAGAAGAGATAAATTACCAAAATCTGATATTGTGTATATCTTAGAAGAGATTGAAGGTATCGATGCCGTTAACGTTAGATTTATTTCAGAAACCGAAGAGACTGCTAGAAGACTTGGTTATTTTGAATCTGTAACCACAACTGTGGTACCACAAGAGCCCGTAACTTTAGAAACTGTCGGTAATGGTAAACAAAAATACGTTTTCTTTAAGCGTATTGAAGAAGTTGAAACCGTAGATGTTGATGAAACAACTATTATTCCAGAAACAGTCAAGGGACTTGATCAATGGGGTGATATTATTATGGAAAAAGAAGAAGTTGCTGTATTTAGAGGCGGATGGCAAGACAGAGACGGAGACGAAATCGTTGACGATGTATTGATCAACGCCGAAGCGGCACTAAGTATTAACTTCGACGGAAATCCTGTGCCTAGAACAATTTACACTAGAGTACAGGCTGGAAATAGAAAAGCACTTAGATAATGTTTGATAATCTATTTTTATATAAAAGAACAAAGATCTATGATAAGACCAAATCTAGAAAGGACTCTAGATTAAATGTGGGATATGATTACACACAAGGGTCTTTTATGGGTAAAATGCTTTCAAGACACATTGTTAGAAATCAAACTTTAAATGACTTTTTAGTTTTTATTGATGACTATATTTTTAACCTATTAAAAGGTGTTAAAGTTTTAAAGAGTTATAAAAACTACACTGTGAAAAAAGACGACAAATACATTAGATAATGTACAATAACCTAAGATTTTTTAATGGGTTAACCACAGATTTAAACTTGGTTAAAAACTCACAAGGCGTTTGGGCCGGTAGAATTTACATGCCTGAAGTTTCTGTGCAATTATATGAAACTGTCAACCTTTTTGTTTTAGAAGAGTGTAAGTATTTGGGTGATTTAACGCCGAATACACCAGTTGCAGAATCAGTTGATCCAACCCAGTTTGTTTTTAAGTGGAAACAAAATGACTTAGGCGAATCTCAAGATATTATTTTATACTCAGCTAAATTAGATGATGGCATGTATAAAATAGAAAATCTTACCGAGGTTAGACATGATCTAATTGATAGCTCAGTTTCTCCAGGATTTGATGTGAATGGTGTTAGAGAAGTAAACACAAAACAAAACGTAGCACTTCAAGTAAACATAGCACTTAGCTCTAAAATAGAGGGTCCACACAGAAGAACATTGGAAGTGTATGAGTCAGTTAATGGTACAGAAACTCTAATCGCTTCAATTCAATTTTATGGTGAAGTTGAGGCTGAAGATGAAAGACTTAAAACTCTACTTCAAAACTTTGGTGCGACATTAGATGAAGGCGACTTTTTATTGTTTAAGGACCATGATATTAGTGAAATGTCACCAGATTATGTATTACTTAATCAAAAAAGAAAGGAGCTACTATTAGAACTTCATAACATTAAGCCTTTTGTTGGCACATATAAAGCTATTTTAAATGCGATCGACTTTTTTGGTTATGATAGAATTACACTTAAAGAGTATTGGATCAATGTAGATAAATCAAGCAATAGCTTTGGTAAACTCTATGCCGTGCCAGTGCCAAATGCATCTAAGAGAGGCGAGATGATCCGCAAGAAGATGCGCTTCAAAGTACCTAGTAACACAACTAAAAAGACAAGTAGATTCTCTTTAGTTTACAGATTAAATGAGCCTAATGGCACCTTTGATTACTGGGATATTCCGAATGTTGATGAAGTATTTGACTATACACCAGATGAGGTTATCATCAAATTATACGGTCTAAAAAATAAGTTACAGCGAGAGTATTTACCTCTTAATGCTAAGATTATTGATATTACTGGCGAAGGTGATTACTTTGCTCAGAAAAACCTAAATGTTTGGAACATTCAAAATGGTATTGGTTTCTTTAGTGAAGGACATGATATTAAATTTGAAATGCACCCTAAAGAGCGTCCTATTTTTATCGAGGACACCTCAATGGTTTTAAAGTCAATGCTAGATCAAAACGATCTTACTTCGAATTATGATTTATTCTTGAACATGATTCCTGGGACTGAAGATCAATTAACTGAAGCCCAGCGTATAGAACTTAAATCGATCTATAAAGAATTTTACGAAACCTATTATAACAGAGAGTTACACTCATATAATCAAAATATTCCTATCGGTGCTCCTGTAACTTTAGACGGTACTTTGACATTTGATGATATTTGGGATGAAGCTAACTTTACATGGGAAGATGCAATGGACGCTAACTCAAATCTTAAAGTTACATGGGATAACTGGTGGAAACGTTGGGTTTATGAAGTTGAATGGGTCGTTACTAATCATGAAAGAGGATACAATCAATCATTTAGAGGACCAATCGACGACTTTTTAGTTTTACCTCTAAATTTACCATATAGTGGCAAATATAATGTAGAGTTTAGAACATATGACTTATTTGGTCATAGATCACATTATAGAAAGGACGACTTTATTGACGTTAGACTCAAAGAACTTGAACTATATGGTATTTACAAGTGGAAAGAAGACACTACTTGGAATGATAAAGTTTTAGACTGGAGAGAAAGTGGTGGTTATTGGGATTTTGCACAAGACAATTTGACAAAGATTGATGATAGCATTGCTACTCTTTATTTGACTCTAGATAGAGCAAATTACGTTCACATGGAAGATGATCAAGGTGTTAGATTCTCAACCGTTAGAAGATACTTTGATATTTACTCAGAAGATGGTTTTAGTGAAACTACTGGGCCATATCAATGGGATGAATGTGATTTTAGATGGAATGACACTAAGCACTTATGGTGGAAAGCTATGAGAGTTGGTTCTGATTTAACAGCGAGCTTTAAAATAGATCATATTGAACAAGGTGATCAATTAGTGATTGAGCATACAAATCCAATTACTAAAGAAGTTACTACAGCAACGCATACTATTGCGTCACCAACACCCTCAAATTATTCTGATATTGGTGGTTGGAATGCTATTATGAATGAATTAAATGATAGTACTGACCCTATTATTAGTAAATTTAATTACAATGCAATATTTGAGGACACTGATGGAACGAATCCACTGGCTTCAGATATTTTTAGATTTATTTTAGCAGTTGGTTGGGAATACTCATATACGTACGATTACTCGAATGTATACATAGTAAAAGCAAATCCATCTAGTAACTCAGCAGTGTCTGGTGAAACCCATGTTGTACATTACAATCCTACATGGGACGATACTCGAGTATTTAAGAGTTTTGCTGAAGTTGAAAGATCAACTCACGTAACGATTTCTACTGATATTTCTAAATTTCCAGGCGCTAAGAACGCTATTTGGAGAATTCAAAATATAACTAACCCAGAAATCACTGATATATACTATAATAATATGTGGCTTACATACATTTTCAAACATCCGGGATATTACTCGATTGAACTTGAAGCTGAAGACACATATGGTAATAAGAACGTTGTAAAACGAAACATGTTAAAAGTAAAATAAACAAAGAAAATGGCAAACATTACTGAAATCTTAGGTACTGACTCGGTATCTTCGTCAAGACCAATTATCAATACCAATTTTGAGTTATTGAACGATGAGTTAGCTAGTGTAATTTCTCTCTTAAACCCAACAACTCAGGTTTTAAGTGGAGTTTCTAATATTACAACGGCGGCTATTACTGTTTCGCAAAACAACTTAAACCTTCTCCAAGTTAATGGTAACGGTGGCGTTATCAACACTGACTTTGCATTTAATAATGCTATCACAATGGGTGGTAAAGTTATTAAGAGCGGTGTTGTAGGTACCACAGTTGCTCCGACTGCAACTTTGCAGCCGACTACACTTGAAGCTTCAACTTATTTTGTTGATGCGGCCTTTACATTGCCTTCAGGTGATGACGGTCAAGAAGTAACGGTAATCGTTGGATCTACAGCTTCAGCTGCAGTTTCAATTTTAACCGGAGCAGGTGTTACTTTAGGCGCTACTTCTATTTCTTTAGATGCGGCAAACTCTTCAGTAACTTTAAGATGTTTTAGCGATAAATGGTACGTAGTTAGCTCGCACGCAGCTACAATCCAATAAACAAAATTGATAAAAAGATAAATGGCTACTCCTTTAGTTAGAATACCTCAGCCGCAAGGTGGCACGATGTATGCGTTCGCATCTTCAGCGAGAGACATAACTAGGGCCTTTAACAACCCAGATATTAAGTTTGAGTTTAGTAAATACGCTTTACTGGACTTACCAGACTTTACCCAATCTGTTAACGGTTCTAATACGATTGATTATGAGCTTAATTTAAAACAAGCTTCTGGTCAGCCTTATGTTGCTTCGATGCCGAATGTTGACTTCGCACAAACCTTTCAAAATTACGCACTTAACTTAGAAGAACTTCTTTTAGGGGATGACGATTATGATCCAGTCATTTTACAATCAGACGCTGAAAAAATCTTCTTTAAATGGCTTTCTGCCTTAGGTGCGATTGATTTTAGGCCGACTGATTCTAATGAGAGTGTATTAGGAAACTACGCTGAAAATGAT